TTTCCAATTGTAGCCGCGTTTAAGGCGTTTGATGTAACTACACCAGTAAACGTTCCACTTGCACCACTTATGGCAGCATTTGTATTTCCAATTGTGGCAGCGTTTACTGTGCTGGCAAGCATGGTGCCAGTGACTGTTGCACCAATTGAAGTTAAATTACCAATTTTAATATTGGAAAATCCCGAACTAGGAATACTTTGAACGTTTCCGCCAGTGCTGGTGGTAGCGATAGCCTCAAATGCCTGATCATTTTCAACCCAGATCCAGGCAGTGTTTACTCCGCCATATCCTCCCAAACTTGCCAAATTTCTGTTTACAATAATACCAATATCATATCCGGCCAAACTACCAGAATACCCATTGTTGAACACCACCAAGGGGTCATTGATATAGGTGTTTGTGGCATTAATTGTTGTGGTATTACCAATAACGCTCAAGTTACCAGTAATAGTGACATTGCTACTCAGTGTCAGAGTTGGGCTAAATAACGCACCGGTCAGTGTGCCTGTCGCAATTTTTGCATACGTAATCGTTGAATCGGTAATCTGATTATTCTGAATACGGGTTATTGACGACATTTTTAATCCTTAATACACTAGTTATAGAGTATTTAGCTCGATACCAAATTTAGTGTATCCGTGAGATTGATAGTGTTTAAATATTGAAATACGTGCGTTGTATACGCAATTGATTTTGTGATGTCGAGCTGTTGGCCAATAAATTTACTGTACCAGAGTTGATATTTGCATAATATGTTATTAAATTAGCTCCGGTACGTACATTTCCTGTGGTAGTGACTGTGGTGACTCCGGCATTTTGTACTAACATGATTTCAGCAAATTGACTGTCGTAGGGATTGGTGCTGCTAATGGTATATTTTGCACTGCGATATTGTGTGCTAGAAAAACTGTCAATTATGACATTTGCAGTACCAACAACAATATTTGCAGTATCTACCACTACAAAATCCAAATTTGCGGTGACCGAGTTTGCAATGTATCTAACATCAATAATGTCAGTGGTCAATGGAATCTCAGTAAAGGTAATGGTGGTTCCTGATACAGTATATGCTGTTCCGGGACGTTGCACTGTACCATTGATGCTGACCAAAATTCCAGCAGCTGTTGTAAATTGTGTCAGCGCAAAAGATTGATTTATTCCATCAGGGGTAATAACTTGATCTGTGATGTTGTTGGTAATGGTAATCCAATTACTGCCATTGTAAAATTCAAGAGTTGATATTGTATTGTTGTATCTCAAATATCCTGCTGCATTACTTGTGGGATATTGTACATTTGATCCCACTGGAAGTCCGATAGCAGCAGTAGAATTAAATGTTGTCACTGTTGTCAGATACGGTGTTATGACATCTACAACAACATTTCCGTAGTATTTGCCCGTAACTGCTATATTACCAGCAGAGATATTTGCCGAATAAACTGGAAGATAGCTGGACACATTGGCATTAGAATACGTGGCTGGAAGACCAGTCATGTATGTTGCGTTCCCAATAAAATAATTGGCGCTGATGTTTCCCAAGATATTGGCGTTATTGGCTATAATTGTGTTGTTGGCTGTTATATTTCCACTGATGGTATTACCAGAAATATTTGCATTTCCAACACTTAGATTACCACTGGTGGAAATTCCACCAGTTCCACTGCTGGTGATATTGCCAAGGGCTTGATTTAGTGCAGCAATTGAATCAGTGATTGTTGTTGTATTAGATAGATTTACAGCCCCGTTGCCAAGAGCCCCAACACTGTTGGTGCCCAGCGAAATATTGTTTCCAAAAAATCCTTCAATTGCCGAAAGTTGTGCCAAATTTCCAAATTTTAAATTACCATTCCCGTCGGTGTAAACAATGGTGTTTGCTGATCCGCCTGTGATCACAACATTTGCAATATTGCCAAGATTTAATTTATACCCAGAATCTGTAGTGATGGTGTTGCCAAGTATATAAAGATTTCCCAGGTGTGCGTTTCCCGAAATATCCAATGTGTATGCTGGAACACTTTTGTTGACGCCAAGTCGATAATTGGTAACATCAAAATAGGCTGCAGCATCTATGGAGATATTGGTACCCTGACGCTCCAGGTTACTTTGCAACATCGGTCCTGTTATACGTGCCAGCGCCATGTCAGCCCCTATGCAGCCACGTTCGTGCTGTTTATATTATGTATTACAATAATTGCTGTTGGGCTTGCCAAGGTCACTGCCGGGGGAGCTACGCTAAAAGTAATAATAGTAGTACCGTTTACAGTGTAATTGGTTGTGGGTTGTTGGTATACACCGCCAACAAATACTGCAATCGAGTTTGCATCGCTTTCAATTTGACTCATTGTAAATGTATTTGTTACCCCGTCCCCGGTGAAACTATCAGTCACAATCTGCACCGTGCCAATTTTGGCCACTTGACTCCAGGCACCATTATAGTAAAATTCAATTCTACTGGTTGCTTGATTGAATCTCAATAGCCCGTTACTGGGTGCATCGCCAAATGCACTGCTGGGAACAATGGGCATTTGCATTGCAAGAGTTGCATTATCGTGTGGCAATGGATTTTTTAAAAGTCTTGCCATTGTTAAATTCCTATCGAGCTCACAGTCGCAGTCACTGCGCTGGCATTGCTACAATTGGCCATTATTGCATCGCCAATATTTCCTAAAATAAATTTCTCAGCGTAAACAATCAATGTGTTGTAGGCAGTTAAAGTTTGACTGGGGTAAATCACTGTGCTATTTCCGGCGGTGCTACCAAATGGCACTACGTAAACATTGACTGTTTGTGGTGAATTGGTGTAGTTTGCCAAATGAATAGTGGTTATTGCGCTGGTCCCGCTGCTGCTTTGATTGACAAATATATTTGCCGCAGTTGTTGTTAATCCTGTGTTTTGTATTGCCATTTTTTATTCCTATCCAAATACGATGCTGTAGGCCACTGCCTTAGATTTAGTTGCTAGTTCTGCATTACTAGTTTGCGTGTTAGTCACATACACCCCTGATCCGCCGCTGCCAGCAGCGGCCAAACTAAGTTGTACGTTGCCGGTGGAATTGTAGATGGTGTGACTGTTTAGATTCAAATTTGCACTCAACATTGGTGCACTGTCTGCAAAAACATTTGCAATACCCGCAGTTGCAGTGGTTGTGATGTTTGCGTATGTTGTGCCATCTTTAGTTATTTGCCAATTCCGAACCGTCTCGTTCCATTGCAATGCCACGTTTGCACTGCTGCCACGATTTACTGTGATCCCGGCATTCAGTGTTGGAGCCACACTTGAAAAAAGGTTGGCATTTAAGATGATAAAATTATCCGAAACACCCAGCGTAGTTGTGTCGATTTGAGTAGTGTTGCCCATAACAATCAAATTACCATTGATGGTTACTGTACTGGTATTCAAATAAATTTGATCCGCGGGATTCACTGATTTTATTGTGTAATCGCCAGAAATTCTTTTAACTGTACTCATCTCTGAAAGCCTTGTTTATTGTATATTTAGTTGATTTAAAGATATCAGATTACCAAAAAAGAAGCGGCCAAAGCCGCTTCAATCGTCTCATGTCGTAATCAGATACGACTATTTGTAGTTATTAAGCACTGATTACTCTTGCAAATCCGCTAGTGATAGTAGCTGATGCGCTGACTGCATTTCCACCCAATACATAACGGAATTTAGTTGGGTTAAATCCAGTAGTGTAATAAGTTGTTGTACCATTTGTACTATCTGGTTGACCATCGCTGATGAAATCATGAATATATTTGTTATCAATACGACTTACTAATGTCATAGCATTAGCTAAAGTTGTTGCTGAGGCAATATTACCTGTAACAGAAACTACCACTGTAGTAGAATTTGTAACGCTAGTAACTTGAGCACCGTAAGCACTGATATTTGGGCTTGTTGGGAATCCAACAATGTAGTCGCCTACACGTGGAGTAGCCACTGGTCCAAGAGTTGTTCCTGCAGTCCATGTCACTGTAGCACTTGTTGCTCCGCCAGCTACGTTTGCAGATGCCATTGTAGCACTAGGAATAACACAAACGTTGGCCCATAAGTTCATTTGACCAGCAGCCAATGTTGTACTGTTTACTAATTTACATACACCAGTATAAGTACCATCAGTTACACGAAACTTGTGTGAACCTTTTTGTGCAAGGATACTACCTACAGCAGCAGTTGCACCAACTGCGTTTACATAAACTGTGGGTTTGATTTGTAGTCCTGCTTGGCTGGTTTTACCACCAACACCACCAATGTGATTACCGTTGATTAATGTTGGGCTAATGAAACGGTCGCCGGGAGTGTCGCCAGGGGTAACTACTGTGTTTTGTGGATATGTAACGTTTGTTACACTTGTTGTATTTGCTATTTTTAACTTTGCCATTTAATTTCTCCTTTGTTAGCGTTCTAAGCTACCCGGAGTGGCTTACTCCGAGAACTCTCGATTAAGAGCGAACATAGTATTTATACGGTTTTGGGGTATTTCACCAATTGGCTAAACAAATTGGTTAAAAATTCATCTCTATGATGAGACGTCGTTATAGCAAACTCACTAACAAACTTTTTCCAATTGTTATTTGGCATGTGTGATTCTAACACATACCAATCCTCGTTGCTTTGATTTGCATGCGGAGTTATCCCCACAACATTGTGTTGCGTTGATGCATCGCTGATCACCCGAGTATAACCAGCTGCTTCAAATATCTTTCTGCTTTCCTCGCGGGCATGTGCGCCGTCTGGCTGAGAACCGTATTCGTGTTCGTAAGTTATCACCGAAAAACTAATTTTTGATAAATCAATTTGTCGCAATGTTTCTAGTCCAGTATCTGTTTCTAGATCTATTTGCAAATAGTCTACATGTGTGCCAAATCCTGCAGTTTCAATTAGCTCAGCGTACTCAAGTTCAGTAGCATCAGCACAAATACATGGACTCGTGCGTTGTTGATTATATAGATCTGCAAATTGCCTATCCCATTCTACAGCAATACCGCGCCAGCTGTATAACTGTTCCAATAGATATGTATTATTTTTGTAGCGTGGTTCTCGGCTGCCAATTTCTAAAAAGGTACCTTGAGTTTTGTTATCTAAAACCGATGCGACGAATAAATCTTGAGATTCTGCTGAGTATGTATATTGCAAATTCATCACTTATTTAATATTGTTGTTGTACCGCCAACAAAAAAGCACCCGAAAGTGCTTTTTTGCTTTTCCTAACTTTCTAGTTTTGACTAGATTATTGGAATGATAGATTTGCAATACTGATTTCACTCAAGTAGTCGCCAGCATTACCTAGTGATGATGCTGTGTTTGTTAACTCTACATAACCATATCTGGTCATGAAGCCAACTACTGGCTCAAATGTTGCTGGATCCAATACAACACCACTACTCATTAATGGAATATATGGGCAATAGAACGCTGCAGCATCTGCCTCGCTAGAACCTTTATATCCAACTAGAACTGGAGTTGTGTCGTTTGCGTATGCATTTACATATATACGCATAGCACCGTTCAATGTACCTACAAACTTGGTGTTTGTTGGTGCTTCGAATGTGCCTTCTGTTGTACGTGCAAATGCACTTGTTGTAGCACTTTGTAACACTGTTAATGCACCAGGTGATACAATCGCCCAGTTACCAGCGCCACGACGTGTACGTTGTGCAATCAAGTTTGCACTACGATTTACTAATACTGCTAGAGCAGCATGCTCGTCACCAACGAATGTTGCAGTACCAGATACTGCTGATTGGTCAAAAGCGTAGTCAGTTGCAGCCAAAGAGCTCAGTGAACCAATAATTTCTTGATCAATTTCAACTGTGATCTCTTGTGCTAGAGCAGCCATAATTTCTGCTTCTACATCCAAACCGTGCATAGATTGTGCATCTTGCGCAGCTTCAAATGTCCAACGTGCTGACATTTTACGTGTCTTCGCTTCAACAACTTGTTTCAAGATTTGAACGTTGATACGGTTGCCAGGTACACCTTCAAGTGTTGCAGTGCTTGATGGATAGCCGTTTGTGCCACCTGAATAAGCAGTTGCAATTTTGAATGGGCTTAATGCCTCGTCACCAGCTGTAGCACCTGTAGCACCACCAGTACCTACAACGTTATCTGCATAACGTACACGTAGTGTATGGATTTGTGATACTGGACCAGTCATTGGTTGTACACCAATAATTTCGTTTGCAATAACTGTGGGCATAACACGACGGATAACTGGTAGAATAACACGGTTAAGTGTTGCTACGTTACCTGCTGATGTTGCGCCTGCAGTTGCATTTTCTACCAAGTGCTTACGTGTATTTTCCAATACAACTGCCATAGTAGTTCTGCGTGAACCATTTAAGCCTTCTAGCAGAGCGTCTTTTGTCTCGCCCCAACGGCTTTCTAATAATGCTTGTGTCATAATATTTCCTTTTTCCTTTTAGGGTTAAGTCACTTTAGCCCTGCTAGTTTTCTCAATTCAAATACATTGGCCGAAGCTTCTGTGTCTTGAGTTGATACTGGCATTGCAGTTTTGTCTCCCGTCACTTCTGTACGTGATTCTGTCAAAACTCGTGCACTGGGTGCAGGTTGTTTTGTAGCGCCATTGTTCAGAACTGCTGGTAGATACTTATCAAATGCGGACTGTAACTTGTCGGTCTGCACTGATTCGAGTAGACTGCTCATTACAGCAGCTTTCTCTTTGTTCAAAGGTTTCAACATTTCGGCAAGTTTTTGCTTGCGTTCTGTGGATTCCCGAATAATACGAATTTCTCGTTCTTTTGATTCAACTAACATGTTGTTTTGCACGATGGCTTTTTTAGCTTCGGCAATAACTGCACTTTGTTTTTTCAACATCTCTTGCATCTTAGCAATTTCTTTGTTCTCATTTAAGTGAGTAACAGCAAACTCGCTTGCAAAAGCTTCGAATAAACGACGACCAAACATGTTCTCGCGAGCAATATTGATGTCTTCTTTTAGTTGAGTCATTTCAGACTCTAGTTTTGCGGTAACGGATTCTTTAACCATTTCAGCACTACGTGCGATAAAAGTCTTTTGTAGCTCGGCTAATTTTGCTTTAGCTCCGGCAACAAGTTGTACTTTAGTCTCAACAACTGCTCGCTTGTCGGCTTCAAACTCTTGAATTTCTTCTGCAAGTGCTTTGATAACAAACGATTCAAGTTTAGCGATGCTATTCTCGTATTGTTTACGATCATTGCGCAGTTCTTGTATCTCTTCAGCTAGTTTGGTAACTAGGAATTGATCGAACTTGCCTGCACTTTCAACCATGCGAGCGTTAAAACGTGCACGGTCTTCTGAAAGAGCCAATTTCTCTGCTTTGAATTCTTCAATCTCAGCAGTTAAAGATTCTGTAACCATTTTGTCTAGAGCTTCAACCATAACTTGCTTGTCATGTTGGTAACGACCAGCGAATTCTTCACGCAACTCGGCACGCAATTGCTCACGTGCTTCTGTCAACTTGGTTTCCCAAGCCTCAGAGATAGCCTGTTGTGTCGACTCGTTTATAATGCCATTGTCCAACAATGGTTTGATAGCGTCTAACATTGGATTTGTTCTCCTATAGTTTCAAATCATTGATAAGCTGCACCACTGCTTTTTCCACGTACTTTTGTACTCGTTGATCGGTGCTGGCGTCTTTAGCCATGTCAAACAACTGTTGTCCACCGCGCATGTTCATTAACGATTCGTAAATCGCTTTTGGATATGCATTGGGTGCACTGGGTTGTGCAACGATGTCTACGGTAATGATTTCAAAATCACTAACGTGTCCACTTCCTTCATTAACATTACCTGATCCACGTGAGCTTACACCTAGCTTAACACCGCTTGTGAGCATTGCTTCAACTAGTTTACCCATTGGTGTTGGTAATACTTTTAATTTTCCGTAACCGTTTGGACCGTCCATCCACATTTTTGTTATCATGTGACTAACACGATCCAAGTTAATCTTTAAGTCATCTGGATGATCTAATTCACCCAGTACACTATAACCGCCCGTCAATTGCTTGGTGATAGTTTCAACAGCTTTTTTAATTTCGTGAGTGGGATATACACGTTTGTTGGCATTCTGTACGCCACCTTGAATGAATATCCCATCCATATAGAAATGTTTGCCACCTTTGCCATCGCCGGAATCTTCAGCAATAATCTGAAGTCCAGCGTTGTCAAATGATAGTGTTTCCTTAAGGAACAAAGCCATTATTATCAGTTCCCTTTACTTTTTACCAGTGTTTTGTTTTTGTACGCTGGTTTTATTGATTGGGCGACTTCCATCAGCACCAACTAATTTGCCTGTCTCTTTTTCCACTTTCTCAGCACCGTGCCCGGGCTCTTTGGTTTTAAAAGATGTTTTGCCTGCGTTGCCACCTGGAACATTTTTAAATTGTCCTGCTCCTGGTAGTTCGCCGCGCTTCTTTGTGTACTCGTTGTTTGGAGCAGTATATGCTTTTCCGTCAGGAGCTTGCTCGTTGCCTTTGCCGTTTAAGATATTTTCGTTTGTGCCACCAAAGTCAGGACCTTTCTCTAGACTGACAGATTTTTTATTCAAAGTTGGTGCATCACCGCCTGTGCCCACAGTTTTGCCTTCGCCACTGGCTGGCTCTTGCTTGTAGATTTCACCAATCTTGTCCACGTATTCTTTCATGATCTCGACGTCGGTCTTTTTGTAGCTTTCCATTTTGCCTGAACCGCTTTTGCCTGATCCTGACTTACCAGAACCGCTCATGCCCGAGCCGCTCATTTTCTTGGCTTCTTTAACACCGCTGCCGCTCATGCCTGAACCGCTTTTGCCAGAGCCAGACTTGCCTGATTTAGCAAAAGGATTAGCCGATTCCATGTTCATGTCTTCCATGTCGTGCTCTGGCTCTTCATGATCCATGTCAAAGTCATTGCCCATCTCTGGCTCTGCACCGCCCATGTCGTCACCGCCCATGTCGTCACCGCCCATGTCTGAATCACCGGCTAACATAGCTTTTAAGTCATCAAGTTGTGCGCTTAAATCATCAATCTTGGATTCAATTTCGTTGTGCTCGCCTTCTTCACCGCCCATGTCGCCATCATCGCCGAAGGTTTCTTCATGGTCCATGTCATCCATGTCATCCATGTCGTCTTCAGTTCCAATATCGTCTTCACCACTTAATTCCATATCATCATCTTCGCCAAGACCTTGATCTTGTGCTGCAGAATCTTGATTTGTAATATCTTGTACGAAACCTTGGGCTTGATTGCCACCAATTTCTTCGTCCATTAAACTTTCATATATGTCGCGCGATTTTTCAACCACTAACTGATGAAATAGTTCTTTGGCAGCTTGTTCGTCTTCGTTGATGATGTGTTCAATCAACTGTTCGTATTTGTTCATTAAGAAACTCCTTTAATAATTTGGCTTTGTAAAGTTATTTACTAAACTACGCAGTTTTCTATGTAATATGCGTGTTTTTTGCGATATTTTGATGAGATTTGTAATAAATCCGTTATAGGCCCGGTATTGCGCCGGCTCCGCCCGCTTCTGCTGGGGCCGCATACTGACTTTGAATAGTTTCGAGTTTCTTTTCAAACTCGAATTTACGTACATCATTGGCCATTCTTAGGCGGTTTAGATGTGCTAGTGTCAATCTCGTTTTGCGTAGATCTCCCAGTTTCATGACGCTATTATCATCTTTTTCACTAGCATAACCAGGCTTAGCTGGCTTGGGGCTTTCTAATAAATCGTTTATAAACATAAAATTATTTATAGCAAATCACTATTAACCACCCACTCCCGGAGCACTTGCTGCTGGCCCCGGCCCGCCTGTGGGCGATCCAACTCCTCCGCCCGCAGCTCCGCCTGCATCCAAAGCTCCGCCTGCAGCTGTCTCAGATCCGGGTTCAGGAGTGACATTTTCCAGATCACTAGCCAATCCACCCGGTGTGACCCCAACATTGCGCAAATTGGCCTGTCCTGGACCAGCATCTTCGGCTTTGCCTTTTTCTTCGGCCCACTGCATTTCGTTTTCGCTCATTTCTACTTCGCTCAGACCCAAATAACGTTTCATCAAAAAACGTTTGGAAAAGTAGGGGTACTGTTCCAGTTGTGTAAATGTACCAATTCTTGCACTATCGATATCGGCTTTT